TTGTTTCTCTTGTCTTACGAAGACCTCCTTTCGGAGGCTTCGCATTGATTTAATATGGCGGTGTAGTCTATAATGCATGGTAAGCAGTTCAGTGGTTAAAAAAAGAACCCTAGTCTCAAAAAAAAAAGACTCCAGTCGGCCTACCGTTAGTAAAATAACCTAGTGCTTTGATAAGACAATTATATATTAAGTATATATTCTATGTGGAATTATTTCAATAAAAAAAAATTACCAATTTACCTTTTACTTTCAAGTAGATAGGAGTTATTACTTAACTATATAGAAGAAATGGTTACTCGACCATCTAATTATGCAGGGTGAAGGTCCTGCCATCGAGTAGAAAGCTGAAGTGTACAATCGGGGACTTCAAGACGGTCCCTTTGAAACGCCGTTAGAGTGCCATGTAAAGGGCAGGCCTGGGCGGAGCCTCCATATACCGGGAATCCGTGGGTGATAATACGATTGGACACTACCAAGTTGGAAGCTACGACGTAGGGCACCTACGTCTTATTGATAGCTATGCTTATTCTCCATTACTAGGATCACCTTTTCCAGTACAGTGCACAAAGAAACAACAAAACAGAATAGAGCTGTCACTCGACACAGAAACCTAGTAGCCAAGAATTCTATTTATAAACCGAAGAGGTTGAAGTTGAAGACGGCTTACAAGCGAAAAAAATACAATTTTTCTGAGGACTTTCCATCGTGACAGAGCATTTATGGGATTTTTCCATCGTGACGGTGGCTTTCCGGGATTTTTGATGGCAGGCAGCCCAGAGGCGTCGATCCAGGGGTACAAAAAAAAATCAAATTAACCTCTCGAGATATATACTTAATATATTATTAATATATAGTTAGATACCGGTCATAATCTAAGCTCAGATTGGCCCGGACCCCAGTGGTTACCAGGATAACCACTTCAGATACTCCAGGTTAGCCGTTTCGGGGTATGGTAGGGGTTACTGTATGGGTTCAGATATCGGCCCGTCAATGGCCTTAGAATCGCCCGACCCCAGGACCAAAGATAAAAAAATGGCCCCCGGTGAAGAGGGCCAAAAGGGAGGAAAGGCCAGGTATTTGCGCCCCCGGCTACGGCGCTAATCATTATTGCCGGTGATCCACTCCAGGATCTCGACCAGGACCCATATTACTCCGAGTACCAGTCCAGATGCAATGATTAAAGTCCAGAGTAGCCACCCTATGATACTAAGCCGCAAGGCTCATGGCCTGGTCCCAGGCACGAGCTTTAATGCTGCGCCCAGAATCGAAAGAACCCCCGTACAGAATTGAAGACCATTTACCCTCAACGGTAGTACGACGCCCAACCGCTTGCTTAGGGTCCGGTGAGTCAACCCAGTTACAGACCGCTGAAAATGCCCCGTATGCGTTCTTACGTCGAACATCCAGGTCCTGGCCCGGTGAATCCAAATAGCATTGTTCGAGCTCGGATAGTTCGCGTTCCAGTTTTTTCTGGCGCTTCTCATCAAGCGAAACAACACCAGGACCCACTAGCGCAACCTGGAAAAAGTTTTCCCGGTCACCTCGTGAGCGTAACGGAGTCCGCGACATTCGCTCCAGGTCAGCTTGTACAGAATCAAGATCAACCAGGCCGATCTGATCGACTAGCCTGGATACCGCTTCACTGTCGAGCGCCTTATAGTGCGGCAGGCTGATCGAACTACCACTATCGCGGTTAAAGTCGGCCTCGAAAGTATTATTACAGACCACTTGAACCCCGGATAGCTTCACCTTGTCGGAGGCCTTATAGACCGACATGAGATAATTTAAATAAAAGTTAGTCGGGTCTTGGCCGAACACTTCGACTTGCTTGTCGAACTTAGCAGCTCCGAATACACAACCTCCCCGGCGCAAAGATCCGGCAGTGGTAATGTGAGCATGGCCATGGACCTGCTTAGAGACTTCTTGAAAGAATTGAATGAGGTCTGACGGTTGATGACCCTGGGCGGTCCAGTGAGACCCAACACCAGTTAACTGTATATCGTCCTGGTTTGTCTCCCGTTTGACTACAGTGCGGTTGTAGTCGGCCTCTACGGTCAATGTGTGGCCTAGCTTATTACGAACCCGGACAGTGTCCTCCAGGACCACATATTTAAAATTAAGACCGGCCTCTTCCAGGGTTAACGGAATATTATATGGGTCCGTTATAACCTGGCCGAGACCATGCCAGGGATTGACGCCTTCTTGGTAGACCATCCTAGCTCTACCGTCGGCAAAAGTATCTAATTCGTGCGACATAATATAGCCCTCAATTTTCCCTGGTGCGTCCAGGTCCGAATGCTAAAAGTAACATTATTGAGCGCCCTCCAGGACGCTCTAAATGTCACCTTACAATGGTGCCGGTATTGATCCGCACTGCAGGCCTGGTATCCCTATGGTGTTCGACTATGGCCTCGTAGATAGGTTCGTCGGACCAGTTGCCAGCTACGGCTTTCCAATTGACGCGGTTAGGTACATATACATCGAGGTCCACAACATAATTCTGGCCCTTGAATCGAAAAGTTACCTCGGCTCCAGGCTCGGCTTGGGAGTGGTGTTCGAGAGCATCGTCGCGGTGTTCTGATAGTATAGATTTACGCAGCTCATCCAGGACACCATTAATTAATCCCCGGACCTCAACTAAACCGGCGTATCTGTCAGCTACCTGAGTCCCAGTTGAGGCCCTCATTATTGAATCGCCTATACGTTTCCATAGATGACTAATCGAGACCCGGTCAGCATAGGCTAGGTCCTTATCTTTTATAATCATCAGCTGGTCCCCCCAGGGTTAAAGCTATCATTAGCTTTAGTACCTACAATGTTAGATTCAGTTATATCGGTGCAATGGTTGTCATGGTGCACCTTCATTATGAATTCATGGATATGATCTAATTGTTGCAGGCCCCCGATTAGCCGGTCTCGTTCATTCCGGTATTTTTCGCGTCGCTTCCAGGATTCAGTCTGTTCAATTAGTCGCTTGAGGTCCTTCTGTCTCCAGTGGATATTGTCTTTTAGCTCTAGGATGTAGGTAGATAGGCATGAGGCCGATTGATTATCAAGCCAACGCCAGTCAAGTGTACTGTTAGTAATATACATAATATGCCCCCTATGGTCCTACCGGACCAAAGTTAAAATAAAGTAATTGTAGACGATGAATTGAACAATGTTTAATCCAACTAACCCATATATAAACGCTTCGGTGTATTTCATATTAGCTCACCTATAGGGTTACGTAGCTCTGGTTCTGTTCTCACCTCGTCCTGGGGTACGACGGCTCTCAGTTCTGTGCAATCGTCACAGTCGCACGGCTTAATCATAGTGGCATGTTCCAGGACACACTTTGCAGTCGGCTCATGGATCATGTGGCACTCAGTAGCTGTATTGATCCAGCCAGGTTGAAAGTAAATCCACATGGACCACGGTCCTTCGTGGGCTTCGCCCCATTCGTCTTCTTCAATTTCAACCGACTCAACAATGTGTGGGTTAGCGTCAACCCAACGTTTCACTGTTACAGGTAGCTTACTGTTTCTCATAAGGCCCTCCAGGTCTAATAAGTAGGTCGCTATTTAATGCGACTCATCTATTCTGAGGCCTTGCAAAAGAAAATGCAATAACTATAGGCGTCTATTTGATAACCTCCAGGGTCCGAGAATTAGCGCTATAGATGGGGATCAGCCCCACCCACACAAGCTTGTCCAGGGTCTCAGTCGAGGGTCTACTGGTTCTGAACCTGGCCCAGAGTGCGTATTCTGAGCGCTTCAGCGGCCCACCAGGCGCCTCTAGCACCTATCCGGTGCAAGTAGGCCTGTCCTGGTCCCCCGGCCCGTCCTGAGGCTTACAGCCGCCCTCATGGCGGCACCCGTGCCCGGCCCCCCCATGACCCCCCCGAGCCGAGAGGCCTGGGCTAGAGGTTCATCCCACACAGTGAAGGGTTATTTTTTCAACCATAAGGTGTCACTTATATAGGAGGTGTAAAATGAAGAGTATGTTACTGGCGAACAGCCACATCAGAGCAATGGACCGTTTCTTCGAGAGCGCTGTAGATAGAAACCTTAGTCCTTTTGCGGTAATGGATAAAGTATTGGACAGTATTACGACCCCAATCCCCCCAGAGGATGGGGCAGAATTCACCGTCTATAAGATGGTCCCCCATAGATACAAGGTGGTTTATCAGAAGGATGGATCGGTTCACTACAACGTAATAGAGGAGAAAGATGAAGAACTTCAAAAAGAATAAGGACCCCAACACGGTCAAGAAAGATGCCATGCTCGGTAAGAAACTACCGGACGACTTCAACCTGAACGTAGGCTCACCAATGGTCGGTGCTATCGGTAAAGGTGAAGCGGCGATAAGAAAGGCTTCTGCTGCGGCTGCTGCCAAGGCCTTTGGATGAACGGCAAATATACAGATCCTAAAACCCATAAGAAGGACGCTATGCTAGGTAGTTTTTGGGGTTCATTGGGAGCAGCGCCAGCGACGAGTAGGAAAACTGCTAGACGTGCTCTACAAAGTGCAGGCAAAGCCTTCAAATTGGACAGGAAGAAAAGAAATGCGCCCTACTAAATGAAGACTGAAAAACAGGAAGCCTTCATAGAAGCCTTTTGCCTGACGGGTAATGCCTCTAAGGCAGCCCAGATGGCTGGCTACTCTGAGAAGGTCGCCAAGCAGAGAGGCTACAAGCTCAAGAAACAGTTTGAGTTTGAGATCCAGGAGCAAACCAAACAGATGATCCAGAACGCAGTCCCTGGAGCCTTATCCCAATTAACCTCTTTAGTTGACAGCGCTCAAAGTGAGTCAGTCAAGTTAGGGGCTATCAAGGATATTTTAGATAGGGCTGGGTACAGACCCGTTGAAAAGACAGAACAGCAGATCTCTCACGTGGAGTCAGCCTCTACAGATGAGCTGAAGAAAGAGCTTGAGGCTTTGGTAGGAACTTCTGAGGAGATACCTGAGCTGCTTAACTGATGAACCACGGAGACCTGGAGAAGGCAGTCAGCATTGCCCGTGAGCTGAGACAAAGAGAAAGGTACAACAGGATAGATTCCTATGATCCTTACCCTTATCAAAGTGCCTTCCACAAAACAGGAAGTGATGCCAATCAGAGATTACTGATGGCCGCTAACCGCATAGGAAAATCCTACTGTGGTGCTGCGGAATTATCCTATCACTTAACCGGACTTTATCCTTCGTGGTGGTCCGGGAAGAGATATCGCCAACCCATTATAGCTTGGGCTGGTGGAGTCTCTAATGAAACAACTAGAGATATTGTACAGTTTGAGTTACTTGGAAGCCCTGATGACCCGGACGCCTTTGGCTCGGGTGCGATTCCGAAAAATCTGATAATAAAGACGGAAAGAAAACCAGGAATACCGAACGCGAAGAGCGTTGCCCTAATTAAGCACGTGTCGGGCGGTAACTCTTCTTTATTCTTTAAGGCCTATGAGATGGGTCAGGAGAAGTGGCAGGGGAGATCAGTTGATTGTATATGGCTGGATGAGGAACCCCCCAGGGATATTTACTCCCAAGCTGTCACTAGAACACTGGATAGAAGGGGGATGGTCTACATGACCTTCACCCCTGAGAACGGCATGACGGAGACCGTAGCGTCCTTTGTCAACAGCCTTAAGCCGGGGCAGTCCCTGAATAACGCAACCTGGGACGATGCCACTGAAGAGGTCAGGAGCGTCCTACACGGGGACAAGGGGCACCTGAACGAAGAGGCCATGGAGCAGATTATGAATACGTATGCTCCCCACGAAAGAGAGATGAGGAGATACGGACGTCCCTCAATTGGTTCAGGATTGGTCTTCCCAGTTTCAGAAGAGAAGCTCATAGTTGATCCTCTTACTTTAGAGAAGCACTGGCCACGTGTGTGTGGAATAGATTTTGGTTATGACCATCCCACGGCAGTTGTGTGGATGGCCTGGGACAGAGATGAAGATGTTATCTATGTGTATGACTGTTACAGGCAGGCTAAGGCCCCACCAGCAGTCCATGCCACGGCGATAAAGACCAGACCGGCCTTTGTGCCCATTATCTGGCCCCATGACGGTTACAGGAAGGATTCCATGGGGAATCCAGGGTTGGCAGAACAATACAGAAGCCTTGGCTGTAACTTACTCCCATTTCACTTTGAAAACCCCCCAGCCCTCGGGGAGAAGAAAGGGGGCAATTCCATAGAGGTCGGGATCATGGACCTCCTTCAAAGAATGGAGGACGGGAAATTCAAGGTGTTCTCAACATTATCGGAGTGGTGGATGGAATTCAGGATGTACCACAGGAAAGAGGGGAAGATCGTTCCCCTACATGATGATCTGATGTCTGCGACCCGATACGCAGGGATGTCCCTTAGATTTGCAGTCTCAGGAGAAGACCCTACCTGGGACAATGACATCGAATACAAGAACTACGGGATAGTCTGATGGCTGTTGTAGATGGGGTTCCTTTTCAAAACCTGTGGATGAAGCCTGCTACTCCAGCATGGAAAAAGGCAGTGCAGCCGGTACTT